TGGGCTGGGAAAATAATTTTACACCTGTACAGTTTGAAACATTAAAAAGTATATTATTAAAGTTAAAAGATAAATACAATGTAGAAAAAATTATAGGACACTATCAAGTTGATGACAAGAAAGAATGTCCATCATTTGATGTGCCAGGATGGTTAGAAAAAAATGGTTTGGTTTAGTGCATTAAAATTAGGATTAAATGCGGCAACGCATATATATAAAAAACGACAAGAAACAAAGATGGCTATGGCAGATGCACAACATATGCATGCTGCTAAAATGGCTAAAGGTGAAGAAGCATACCAAGGTAAATTATTAGAGGCTAGACAATCAGACTGGAAAGACGAGTTCGTGTTGCTTGTTCTCTCGGCTCCGATAGTGGTCCTTGCCTGGGCAGTTATATCGGAAGATCCAACTGCTATGGACAAAGTAAAATTATTCTTTGAGTATTTTTCGGCACTGCCGTCATGGTTCACTAATTTGTGGATTCTTGTCGTAGCTAGCATTTATGGTATTAAGGGTACACAGATCTTCCGTAACG